CTTTTATAACAGGCTGACTGAATGCGCCTGTTTCGTTAAATACATTTCTTGCCGAGCTTATTTTTATTATCTGAGGATCAACGGGAAAAACAAAATCCCTGAATCTTAAATTTCCTGTTGTATTCATTCTGTTTCCTCCGTGATATCAAGCTGTCTGTCATATCTCAGGATATCATTTTTTATCATATCCGAGATATTTCTCAGCCTGTCTGTATCAGTAAGTTCTTCCTGTATATTCTGCTGTGATGTAAATTCAATTTCCGTCATTATTATCATCCTCCGTTGTCATATGCAGAGCTGAAACGGTAATATGTTCACTGAAGCTTTTACTGTCAGCCGCCGCAATAAAATCCTCCCACATACAGCCGCTCAGAATTATCAACCTTCCGTCAGCTTCAAACGACAGGGTAAAATTATCAAGGTCGGCAAAATTGCAGTTCTGAAACGGGCGCAAAAACTTCACACCTTCCAGATTGACCTTATATCTGATCTTTGTACGGATCTGACCGATATCCTCCGAATTAAAGAAGGAACGGATGCTGTGCAATTCCGAAAGCTTTCTTATCTGCGCCTTTCTGACCTGCAATAATTGTTTTCCGTCTATTCTGATAATAACATCCCTTCCGCATAAACATTTTTCAGAACTCATATAATCACCTCCGCCCGCAAATTCTTGTCGGTCTGAGTTCCATGCATATTTTTATCATATAAGAAAGGGTATCTGTTTCAAATTCACATATTTCCGCAGCTGCGGAAATAATTGATCTTTCCTCATCGACCGAAGTAAGCTCCATACAAAGTCTTTTTGCAGCCTCTCTGCATCCGGCTGCGCCGGCACTTTCATTTGTTCTTACAGTGAAGCAGATTATCTCGCTGAAAAGACCATCCTCATCTCCTAAAAGGAAATCCTCTGTTTCTTTTTCAATACTGTAATCCACAAAGCAGCCCTCAATAGGGAAAGGTATCACCTCTTCGGAGACGGCGCTGCAAAAATGAAAGTCACTGAGATTTTCTGATGACTTGATTCTTTCGATAAGCATTTCAGCATTGTCCATTGTTTTTACCTCCCGTTTTTCTTAAAGCGGCAGTCATATATTCACCGCATCTGCATTTGTAAGCAATTGTCCATAGTATATAGTATTCATTTTTGTCATCGCTGACAGTATCGCCCCTTTCGGCACCTTCAAGAAAGTCTGTTTTTGCATAAAGGATATAGTCATGTGTTTCGCTGCGGCAGCCTCCCTTGTGATCTGTCTTTTTGTCTTTTTTATAAGTTTCGGGCAGAATTATACCTCTGCCCTTTTTTGTTTCCGTACCCTTTCGGAGTATAAGCGAAACTCCGAGTTTATTGATCGCAGCCGTAACAGGTTCTCTCATATTCATACTCCTTTAAAAGCAAATTCATTGTCGCTTATGAGATCTCCCAAAGCTCTGAATGCATCACGGCAGAGCTTTTCGGCGGCTTCGACTTTTTTAAAACCTTCCGCTCTGACAGAAAGCTGACCTATTTTTATATCGCTGCCCATCCCGTCAGTCATGCAAAGCAGTGAGTAACGGTAACAGGCAGCGGCAGCAGCGGCATAATTCAGTTTATGACCGCTGCCGGGATCCGGCTTGGCGGTAAGTCTTGATCTGAGATACTCCGCAGCGTTTTCACAGAGAAATCTCATTTCTGCCGCCTCAGCCTTTTCCATACCTGTCAGACGGCAGAAGATATCAAAAATACTTTCAATATCCAACCGTCAATCCCTCCTTAATATGTAAGCGCTTTTACAGCATCGGGGAATATCTTTGCAAAGCCTGTAATGCAGCTTATGGAGGTACGCTCAAGCTGTCTGTCGATAAGCTTGTCATGATCCATGATAATGCCGCCGGACTGTACCATTTCAAGAGCGCAGTTTTTATCAAGACCGAGGATCTTGCTTCCGCTGATGCCAGGAACATGCATAAGCTTTGCGCCGAGCGGAGTTATCATTTTACCGCTTCCGTGAAAATCAAGACCTGCCTTTGAATCCTTCATTTCTGTCATGGAAAGGAGTTTGGTCATTGCGTCTGTCGGCGCAAGCATGGTATTGAGTTCATACGGAGAGAGGGCTGACCAGAGACTGATAAGATCGTCATATGTAATTGTACCGCTTGTAACGGTGCTGACTGTTCCTGCACCTGCCGAGCTTCCGTCACCGTTTATCAGAACATTAACAGCATCGTCAAGCTGCTGTCTTGCGATATAGGCGCCTATCTGACGGAGAGTAACAGTAAAGAGATCAAGCTTCTGAAACTTTACAGCCTCATATGAAGCGACAAGCATTCTTCCTCTTTTCTGAAGATTTACAAGGTGATCCCCCGCTTTTATCGTTGTCTGAGGAAGTACAGCGCCCTCGCCTACAGGCTTGAGAGATTTATCATCATTTGAGGGTATGGATACAACGGAACGATAATCCATGCTTTCGATAACAGTTTTTGCGGCGATTATATCACCTAAAATATCGGCTCTTTCCATGCCCTGCTTAACGGCACGGGATACATATTCAGGGAAAAGAGCTGCGCTGTCGCTTGTCTGGAAGAATTTGCTCACGCAGTCGGACATTGAGCCGCCTGTTTTGATATCGAATCTTTTAAGCTGACGCTGATATGCGTCAAGCCCCTCAAGAGGTGTATTTTTATAGTTTTCCGAGGGATCAAGCTCCTCAAGAATATCCGTAAAGGAACGCATGCCGTTTGAGTACATACCCTTTTCAAGTTTTATATTGTCATAAAATGCCATAGTTAAAAATCCTCCTTAAAATCAAAGTATAAATCCAAAGGTCTTGGCTGTTGTATCCACATCGAGTACAAGATATTCAACGCCGTTTGACGCATCAAGATTAAGCTTGCCGCTTGCTGCGGAGAGCTTGCTGAACCCGACAGACGGTGCAGTGGTATATGAAGCCCTTGCATAACCGCTGAGCTGGACGGTGACAAAACCGTTTCTTACAGCTGTGCATATGCCGCAGAACCTTCCTGTTGCCTTCTGAACTATTCCGTTGCCGCAGACCATTACAGGATCGCCCGCAGCGATAGTTCCCTGCTTTTCAAAGGTGAGTACATTCTCACCGAAACCATTAAAACAAACATTCATAATAAAATTCCTCCTTAAATATTTTTATAATCGTTGTTATTTGCTTTCACTGTATTCCTTACAGAGGAAAGCTGAGGCTTGATCGGCATAACTGCCGCTGCCTTTTCCGTCAATGCATGACAGAGATCTTCAAGCTGAACTGCACTCATGTTCGAGGTTATAAAGCTTAATGTATCCTTTTTGAGCGCCGGTACAGCTATTGCTGCCATTTTATTTATATCCGTGACAAGCCTTGTACGGTAAGCGTCACCGTCTGCTGCACGTTCATTGAGACTGCGGAGCTTTTCCGCTAAGATCATCATTTCATCTGCGGTAAAGGTCTGCTCGCCTCCTGAGAAAATTCTCTTCTCAATATCCATATTATCAACTCCTGTTTTATAGTTTTTAGTAACTCCCGCAGCCTTCTGTGCGGGAACAGCGACAAATGACCATTCATAGGCGTCTGTCGGTTCTTCAAGAACGGCAAAGCAAAGTCTGCCGTCATAATAATGTCCCTTGCTGTGACTGCAAAGACCAATATTACTTCCGCATACGGAGCATGTTTTTTTAGCTACCGAACAGCCGACGCTTACTTCCTTTTTTATGCCGCTTTCGATCTGAGTGATGATATCATCGCTGCATTTAGCTTTAGGAATATAAGCGAAGGCTTTGAGCCGCATATAGGGCTTGTTATCGGATGTATATTGTCCCTGCGGTTTTTCCGTAATGCAGTCGTATATTCTCGCCGTCTGGTTTTTCGCCTTGGGGTCATGATCCGTAATGCCCGTGACTCCCTTGAAAAGGCTGCTCAGCTTTTCGAGAGCATTGTCAGAGAAGCGTTCAAAATCCCTGTCAATTTCATTGTCGCAAAGCGTAACGGAAAATGTATATACCTCATCTTCGGTAAACGGACGGCGTGTATACTGATTTATAAGCTCCAGTTCGTGTTTATTCAAATTATCATTCCTTTCCTTCAAGCCTTTCAGCCTGTGCATTGTAAAGTCTTGCCCTTGCAAGCTCGACCTCATCCTGTAAATTGATATTATCCCATTCGATAGTGAAACGGTCATCAAGACCTTCAAAATGCAGATAAGTTGTGCATATTTTTCTGATGGGTACTTCAAGGATCCTTCTGTAATATTCAAGCTCGCTTGTCAGGATATCCGCCTGCTGAGAGGACATATGCTCAGTTGTTGACCAGCTAAGCCCCAGCAGGAACGGGGGAACAGAAAGCTTTGCAACGATCTGTTCAAGTAAGAGTCGGGCGGGTATCTGACTGTCGGGTATCTGATTATCAGCGCCTATTGCCTTGATATTTACATCGCCGACAGAGATAAAATCTCTCGGTTCACTGCTTTTCATTGCCTTTGACCATTCATCGGCTATCATCATTATCCTTTCCCTGCTCATGCTCCTGTCCGACTCGGGCGGCTTGTAGGTAACTGCAAATCTTACATTTCCGACCCTGTCCCAGTTTGTTTCCAGGGCATGGAATATTTTCATAAGAATATCGGAAATAAAAGGCAGCCCCCGAAGTATTGATGTTCCGTAAGCCTGACCCGGTTCCGGCATTATGGCGCTCCTGAGGATAAGCTCGGGATATGTGACTTCCCTGCGCTGACCACATTCGTCAATGGCGCATATCCTGACATCAAGGGGATTATCCCTGCATATAAGCTCAACGTCATCAGGATCGCTCAGATATAGAGAAGCTATACTTCCGTCGGATGAGGGGACGATCTCCCCGACAGCCGTTCCGAAGGTAAGAAGCTGTTCGAGATAAGCGGATAAAAAGCTTTCAAGACCGAATGAAGTGGGTCCGCAGGGGATAGTTTTTGTAAATTCATCCATTTTTGCCTGAATATCTTCATCCACGCATTTTATACGGAACCCGCCCACAAGACGTATTATCTTGTAAATTGCAGCATCGATCACAGGTACTTTTTTTCTCAGTTCCTTGTAAAGCATTCTTTCGATCCGGCTGCTGTGAGTGCAGCAGTACAGATTTCCGAAAGGGTGTTTTGCCGCATAGCCAGAGGCTGTCTGTACAGGCGGTACATCAGTGTTTTTCTTTTTTCTGAACCAGCTCAATCAATCACCTCCTGTCTGTTGACCGAGAAAGCAAAGAATGTATCCTCGGTCTGATTGAGATAGGTTGCTGTGAAATAGCGTATGTCATCCATAGCGTGATCGTTTTCTTTAAGCGGCACATCACGCCCGCCGCTTTCCCAGCGGTACAGACCGAATTCCCTGACAGTATCCCCGCAGCAGCGGCAGATCCTTATATCGCCCTGTTTAAGGGCTGTGCTTACCTGTCTTATTCCGTCTATAACATTATTCTTTGCAGGAATGACAGAAAATTTACCATGCCGCTTTATTACTTCAATAAAGCTTGCAGCAGAAGGATCAACGATGATCCTGTTTATCTCCCTGTCGCCTGCAAGACGGCACAGACCTTCATAATGCTCCTCGTCAGTGCGGGAAAAGCCCTCTGTACGGGAGTTGAAATAGTATTCGTCTATCCTGTACCATTTGCCGCCGTAAAGCCCCCACAGCCCGAAGGATGAGGGATTTACAGTTCCGTAGTCGCAGGAAATAATATAATCGTCAAAGCTTGCTGAGGGTACATCATAAAGCATTTTATCATCGGACATAAACGGATAAACAAGACCCTCGGAGGCTACCCATTTACCAAGTACATACCGCTGATAAAAGCTGCCTGAATACATTCTTTTGTACCGTTCAAGCATGGCAGGGGATAGGGAAGGATTGTCCTCCATTGTAAAGTGAATATAAAAGAGCTTTTTTTCCTCAAGCTTGTTCACCCATTCACGGCAGAACCAGTGCTGCGGGTATTCGGGATTGCAGTTGAACCAGAGCTTGGAGTCTTCCACGCTGCACCTTGCAACAGCCTGTTCAACAAAGGATCTCGGCATAAGCGCAGCCTCGTCAAAAAGTACGCCGCATAAGGTCATTCCCTGTATAAGCGCAGCCGAGCCTTCATCCTTGCCGCCGAAAATATAAAATGTATTGCAGACTCTTCCCGAAGATACATCCAGCTGATTTGAAGAAAGCCTGTCTCTTATTTCAAACCCCAGATCTCTGAGGATCGACATAAGCGGAGTGACGACATTTCTTTTTACAGACCGTATAGTTTTTCCGCATATGGCAAAGTTTCCGCCGTTGAAGGTAAGCATTGCCCATGAAGCGAAAGAAACGCTCATGCAGAGAGTTTTGCCGCTTCTTACAGCGCCGTCACAGATAATGCCGTCAAACCTGCTGCCGTTTTTGTTCCACCATTTCAGCACCTGCATTTGTTTGTCTGAAAATTTTTTGAATTTCAAATTTAACCTCCTTTATGCATAGAATGTGTTTTTCAAGACTCTGAGCCGTCGCCGATAAGCGCACGGTAAAAATCGGATACGCCTTGTTTTTCATTGTTATCCGCTGCTTCAAGCTTTTCGAGTGCTTTTATTCGGTCAAAGAATTTGATCTCAAGTGCGCCGTCTTTCGGACGTTTTATTTCCGCAACGTTGAAAAGATCAAGTGAGGATATCTCCTGGATATCGGGCTTGTCTGTAAACATAAGTCGTATAGCGTCCGAAATATTCCCGAAGGCAAGACGTTCATAACCTGCCCTTGCCTGCTGTCTGTAGTTTCTGTTTTTAGCTTCATATATCCGGCTAAGCTCCAGATTGATATCATCTCTTGTCAGAAGAGTGTTTCCTGTTTTTTCCGGATCTCGGAAACCGGCGCAGGCGGCAGCTTCCCTGCACTTTCCGCTGCCTGCATAGTAGATGCAGAACAGTTTTTCTTTTGTTGTCAGACCGTTGTTTTTCTGCACGGCTTTAAA